CAGGCTGTCGGCCTCTCGCTGGCGATGGAAGAATCGTCCTCTCGGATGCACTCCAACGGCATTCGGCCGTCTGGCGTCGTGCAGGCGGAAGACGGATGGGGCGCCGATCCCGTCGTCGCGGTTCGCCGCGTAAAGGCGCAATTCGAGCAGGCTTATTCAGGCCTGTCAAATACCGGAAAGACCATCTTCCTCGACAAAGGGATGAAGTGGTCGCCTATGCAGATCACGCCGGCCGATGCTGAAACGATGGAGCAGCGGCGCTTCCAGGTCGCGGATATTTGCCGGATCTTCGGCGTCCCTCCGCACATGGTTGGCGAGACGGACAAGGCCACCTCTTGGGGTAGCGGCATCGAACAGATGATGCTTGGATTCCTGATGACGACGCTTCAGCCGTTGCTGGCGCGGATCGAAAACGAATTCAACCGCAAGTTGTTTAGGAAAGACCGCAGCTTCTATGCGGAATTCAACCGCGACGCCCTGCTGGCGATGGACGCCACGGCGCGCGGATCGTTTTACGCGACCATGATCCAGAACGGCGGGATGACGCCAAACGAGCTTCGCAAATTCCAGAACCTTCCGGCGATGGAAGGTGGAGACCAACTTTTCATTAATTCAGCCTGCGTTCCTCTCACGATGGCGGGACAGCAACCCAAACCCACGCCAGCGCCTAAAGGGGCTTGACATGAATCAATCGCTCGACGCTGCGCGTAATAACTGGCGGGCGCATTTCGAAAACCGCAATATCATTGACGCGCGGGCCTCGCGGGCGATAGCTAACCTCAAGGACTTTCTTGACCGCCAATCGAAAGAGGATGCGGATCGCGTCAAGGCTGAGATCACGGGCGTCTACCATACGGCAGAACTGACTTTCCGCGCATCTGCCACGCCCGACACCACCGATGTCTTTCTCGACGAGGAAATCGGCTTTTGGGGCATCACCGCCAAGGCGTTTCAGGCGCAGCTTGCGAGCGTAAAAACGAAAAACATTGTGATGCACATCAATTCCCCTGGCGGCGATGTGTTCGACGGAATTGCGATCTATTCGGCTCTTAAGGCCCATCCGGCGCATGTGACGGCCATCGTGGACGGCCTCGCGGCATCTGCTGCGTCGTTCATCGCATTGGCGGCTGATAAGGTCTGCATGGCGGAAAACGCCTTCATGATGATCCACAAGGCGTGGGGATGCGCGGTAGGCAACCAAGATGACATGCTCGACATGGCGTCAACGCTCGGCAAGCTCGACGGTCAGCTGGCTTCGATCTATGCGGGGAAGACCGGCAAATCGGCTCCCGACTGCCTTGCGTTGATGAAGGGAACCGTTGACGGAACCTGGTTCACGGCCAGCGAGGCCAAAGACGCAGGCCTGATCGACGCGATTGATCCGGATTCGGACGAAGAGCCAGACCCGAAAGACCCGGACGAAGAAAACGAGCCGGACGAGAAAAAGAATTCCATTTCGCGCATGAGAATGCGTCTGCGGATTGCCGAAGTCGCCTAGCGCGACCACGCAAAAAGTTAAAGAAGCCGCTCATTTTGGGCGGTTTTTTTATGCCCTCAAGCCCTTGGGCAAGGCTTCCGGCCCGTCGTGATGACGCGCCAATCCCCTGATGGAGCCTTTTATGGCCATTGCTAAGGATCTGCGCGAGACTCGCGCCAAACTTGTTTCCGACGCTCGCGCGCTGGTCGATAAGCCGAATCCCACCGCCGAAGACAACGCCGCTTTCGACACCTTGATGGAAAAGGGCGACGAGATAAAGGCACAGATTGACCGCCTTGAGCGCGCCGAACTGCTCGACGCCGAGATGTCGGTCGTCATCGGCAACCGCGCCCGCACGGCCGGCATTTCGACCGATCAGGCCGAGCATGAGGCCGAAATCGAAAATTCGGCGTTCAACAAATTCATGCGCTTTGGGGCCTCGTCCCTGAATGACGCCGAGCGCGCTGTCTCGCGCAAGTCTTTCCAGAACGCGCAGAGCACCACGACCACGGCCGGCGGCTACACCGTCCCGACCGGCTTCTATCGCAAACTGATCGACGCGCAGCTTGCTTACGGCGGAATGTTGGCTGTTTCGGAAGTGCTCGACACCGATTCCGGCCAGAGCCTGCCGATCCCGACCGACAACGACACCGCCAACGTCGGCGCGATCATCTCGGAAAACACCCAGGTAGCCAATCAGGATATCACCTTTGGTCAGGTGACGCTCGGCGCATTCATGTACTCGTCCAAGGCCGTCCTCGTCTCCTTGCAGCTTTTGCAGGATTCGGCGTTCGACCTCGATGCGTTCATCGCCAACAAGCTGGCGACCCGCATCGCGCGCATCACCAATACCCACTTCACGACCGGCGCCGGAACCACGGTTCCCCGTGGCGTCGTGCTCGATGCGACCTCGGGTAAGGTCGGCCTCACCGGCCAGACCACCTCGATCATCTATGATGATTTGATCGATCTGGAGCACTCGGTCGATCCTGCCTATCGCCAGAACGCCCGCTTCATGATGAACGACAGTTCGCTTAAGGTCATCAAGAAGCTGAAGGACAGCTACGGCCGTCCGCTGTGGCTCGCCGGCCTCGCCTCGAACGACCCGGACACCATCAACGGCTATCCCTATGTGATCAACCAGCAGGTTGCGAGCATGGCGGCCAACGCCAAGTCCGTGCTGTTCGGCGACTTCAAGAACTACTACATCCGCCGCGTCAACGGCGCTGTCGCCATGCGCTTGACCGAGCGTTACGCCGATTATGCCCAGGTCGGATTTATGTTGTGGCAGCGTTTCGACGGCGCCCTTGTGGACGCCGGCACGCATCCGATTGCCTACTACGCCAATTCTGCCACGTAATCAATAACTTAGGCCGGCAGGCTAACCCCTGCCGGCCTTTCTTTATGAACCGGAGGCTTTCATGCTGGTCATCAATCTTGTCGCATGGGCTGGCCTCGACTTTAGCTATGATCACGGCGCTGTGATCGATCTTCCGGACGACGTGGCAAAAGCCCGCATTAACGCTGGGATGGCCGAACCGGCACCGGTCGAAAAGCCCAAACGCGGCAAGAGCGAGCGCGCCTGATGCTGACCGTTCTGACGCCGGCCAACTCGACGGCCTTGACGACATTCGCCAATTTTCAGGCGCGGTTTTCGGACGTGACCTCGGCGCAGTCGGCGCTGGTCGGCGCCCTGATTAATGAGGCGTCAAGCCGAATCGCGACCTATTGCCAGCGGGCGGCGGGCGCGCAGGCGTTCGGCCTTCGCAGTCTGCAACAGACGTTGCGCCCCGCCTTCTCGTCCTACTCGATGTATGACCCGCTGATGCCGGGCATCATGTATCGCGAACCGCCAGCGCTGGTGCTCGACGATCCCGGCCCTATCGTTTCGATTGACGCGCTGCAAGTGCGCGACGCCGGCAGCGGAAACATGATCACGCTGGTTCAGGACGAGGATTACGAACTCGACGGCCTGCGCATCTTCCGCCTTTTCAACGACATGCGAGTGTTTTGGACCTATCGCAAGATCGTGATTTCTTTCACGACTGGCTATGTCCTGCCGGGCGACACTGGAGCGCCGAACTTGCCCGGCGCCATCGAGTCCGCTTGCATCGACCTCGTTCGCCTTGGCCTGACGGCGGTCAAGCGCGACCCGAACGTGTCCAAGGAAACGCTCTTCGGCGTGGCGCAAGTCGATTACATCGTTCCCGGCTCGAACAACGCCCCGGCGATGAAAGGCGGATTGCCTGCTGATATAGCCGAAAGGCTTAACCCCTACGTCTTCCGGGCTGTCGAATAATGGACGTGCAAGGGATCATCGCGCGTGGAATGGTGAGGCTTTACGACGACACCGGTTCTGCGCTGACCTTCCGCCACCCGGCCACGCGGATAAGCGTCTCTCTAGTGGCGGTGGATCGATCATCGGTTTCGATGCTGTTCAAGGAAAAGTCGCTCGACGTTTCGGCAGTCAAGCCATGCTGCACTGTGCTGAATTCAGATCTCGCGGCGCTGAACATTGCGCCCGCGCAAATGGTCGATATGACAGTCGCCTTTAACGGGCGATCCTTCCGCATCCTCTCCGTTCACGACAAGCCGGACCCGTCTTTCCGCGTGATGGTTGACCAACTCAAGCCGGCCCCGAACTGGCAGGGCGCGGGCGAAACCCTCTTTATCATGATGGCGTTGTAATGGATCGCAGAGAGCAAATCCTGGCGCAACTGCTGGTCGTCCTGCAAGGAATCTCCGATTTCGCGGCAGTCTATCGCAATCGGCCTATGAACGCGCAGACGGCGCTTCGCCCCGCGTGTTTCATCATGGACGCGCACGAGTCGCGCGACCCGGAACAGGGCCACGTCTGGCGCTCTCAAGGCATCACGTTGATGAGGATGACGCCTGAGATTTACGTCTCTCTTGCTGCGGCGCCGGAAGACGTTGGCGAGACGCTGAACGGATTGCGGGCGCAAATCCTTAAAGCCGTTTTCTCGGATGACACGCTGCAAAGCCTTCTCACGGAAAACGGCCAGATCCTTCTCGATGGCACGGCAACGGCACTGACGATGGGTTCCGGCGTCGAAGGTGAAATGGCGATCTCGCTGACATTTCTTTATCCGGTCATCCCGGCAGAATTCTAGCCCTTCGGGGCAGAAAGCCAACCGACCCTTAGGCAAGGTCATCCGGCCCGCTGTGATAGCGCGCCATTCCCTCAGATGGAGCCTACGTTATGGCTGGTCCCTCAGAATATGTCGTTGGTAAAGGCGTAGTCTCCGTACGCGCCTTTGCGTCAACCCCGCAGCTATGGACGGCGACGACCGCCGTACTTGTCGGCCAAACCCTGTTCACGGCGGCCGGCGCCGTTTACAATGTCGTAACGGCAGGCACGACTAGCAGCACTGCCCCGACCGGCACCACGTCCAGCGTCACGGACGGGACCGCGACGCTCGCCTATTCCGCTTGGTCAGCAGTCGGCAACTGCCCGAAATTCGAGTGGAAGCCGGACGTAAAGACGATTGACCATTACACGTCGCAGTCCTTTGCGATGACCCAGGACGCCAAGGTGCCTACCCAAATCGGCGGGAAGTTGTCCATCGTCACGGACGAAATCACCATTGCCAACCTGGGGATCTTCGCAATGGGCACACCTACCGGCTCTGTCGGTTCGCAGTCGATTGACATTCTGTCGAAGTCGGGATGGCAGGGCGCCATACAATGCGTGGGAACTAATTCCATCGGCAAGCGCAAGCAGTGGACGTTTAACAATGTTCTGTTCATTCCCGACAAAGCCGTGTCGGTGATCGACACCAAATTCATGGAACTTGAACTTGCTGGCGACACGCTGATCGATCCGAACGGCAAGTTCGGAACCGTTCTGGAGATCGCCTAATGGCTGGCCTTCTCGATATTGTCCCGGCATCGGCTTCGGTCGATGTCGGCGGCGTCTCGGTCGCGGTTTCGGGCGTCTCCGTCAAGGGGATCGCTTCCCTCTTGGCGCGGTTCCCAGAGATCCAGGGCGCCATGACCGGCGAGGGCATCACGGCGGATAAGATCATCGCGCTTGCTCCCGATGCGGTCGCGGCGATCATCGCGGCGGGTTGCGGCGCTCCCGGCAATGCGGACCATGAAGCGGCGCGCAAGTGGACCTTCTGTCTGCCATCATCACCGCGACGCTTCCTCGCGGTGTCGGCCCTTTGGTCGATCAGGTCAAGGCTCTTTCGGGAAGCCTCGGCCTGACGACTACCGGCCTAGATTCAAAGAGTCCGGTTACGAATTAGCCTTCGCAATCGAATGGCTGATCGTGGTGGGGAATCATTCCCCCGCTGCGGTCTGGAGCTACACGCCGCGCGAGATTTCCGGCCACATGGATTTCGCGCGGCGCGTTCTCAAGCTCGAAAAAGCCGATCAATTGACGCTCAACGCCATCGCGTCGCGCGGGGATAGTTCGGATATTGAATCGAGACACAAAGACCTATTGCGGGGCGTTTGATGGAATTCCGCTTCGAAAAGAATGATCGCGGACCGATCATCAATATCGAAGCCTTGGAAGGGCTTATTTCCAATGCGGCGTCGGCGGCGATGGCTGACGCTGCTGATTTGATCCTCGCCAACGGGCGCAAGGATGTCGCGGCGGCGGGTTTCTCACGCGACTTTTCGGACGCGTTGGAAGTCACGACGGCCGCGCCAAATAAATTCGGCGGCGTCTATTCGATCACGGCGCGGCTGCGCATCCCCTTCGCCATCGCGTTCGAATATGGGTTTTCTTCTCACGGCGACCCGCTGCTGTGGATTCCGCTTCCGGGCGTTCCGAAGATGCTTGGTGCCAAGCGAATGACGGCAAAGCGCTACGTACAGGAAATCGGCCCGCTGTTTTATGTCAAAACCGGCGCGTTTCCGATGCTTTACGGCTATGCGGGCGGGGTCCCGGCCGAATCTGCCCTGAAGGCTAACCCTTCACGCTCGGAACGCCTCACAGTCGGTCACTTGCGCACGGGCGGCGGCGAGAAAATCCCGCTGTTCATCGGGCTTCATGCCTCGTCGGTTTCCAAGCGGCTGAACATTCTAGAAATCTGTCAGGACGCTGAGAAGCGCATCCCTGATTTTTACTCGAAATATGCGGGCGGGCTGTAAATGTCGGGCAGTTCATTCGTCCAGAAAATCCTTCTTGAAGGCGCCGATGTCGTCAACAAGCAACTCAAGGATTTAGGTGAAATCGGCCAGCAGGCCATGCAGAAGGTCCAGACATCGGCCAATCAAGCCGTGTCGGGCCTGACGCAGTTTCAATCCTCTATCTCTGGCCTGTTCAGCGGCGTCAAGGAAATGGCGCAAGGCTTTGACGCCAGCTTTGGCGAAGTCGTGTCTGATATTGGCGATGCGACCATTGCCGCAGCCAAGTTCGGCGCGGGCTTTGGCGGGATTGTCGCCTCGGCCTCGGCTGTGTCTGCGGCTGTAGGACATATGGGGCAAGCGGCTGCGGACTCGATTTCCAAGGTCAACGATCTGGCGGAAAAAGCCGGTCTTACGCTTGAGAAATATCAACAATTCAAGGCGGCAGGCGAAGGCATCGGCCTAGGGGCCACGGACTTCGCCAAGGCGGCGGAAGCGGCCAAGGGAGCCGTCGAAAAACTGCAAGCCGCGCTCGGAAAGGGCATCCGCGTTGATGTTTCCACTGAGGAACAAAAGACGCAGCCACTCACCGACATTGAGAAAAAATACGACGCCATGCGCAAATTGGGCGTGGCTCTAAAGGATGAGAACGGCGAACTTCGCGGATCTGATGAGATCGTGCAGGATTTCATCGCGTCGCTCGCCAAGATCGAAGGCGCGGCGCAAAAGTCCGCCATCGCGACGCAGTTTTTCGGCAAAGCTGTTGGCGATTCGATGGTATCGGCGTCCGCCAGCCTCGAAAAAGTCAATCAAAACATGGACGCGGTTTCGCAGTCCGGCATCAAATTCTCGGACGGCCAGAAGGAAACCATTGACGCAGCCCGGCGCTCGGGCGTCGCCTTGGGCGCGGTCATCGGCCAGTGGAAAGACTACGCCCTTGCGCTGGCGTCGTCGGTTTCTGTCGATCAAAACAATTCGATGCTCAAGTTTTTCGCGGATAATCGCGACGCGATCAAAAGCTTTCTCGATGATTATGTCGGTCCGGCGATCCGCTGGCTTGGAGAATTGAAAAACACCCTTGGCGCGGCGTCCATCGCGGCGGCGCTGTTGGGCCTGAGTTTCGGAGCCATAGGCCCGGTCACGGCGGCGGCGCTCGGCATCGCTGGCGGCGCATTCATCTTCTTTTGGGATGACGTGAAGAAATATTCGACAGCCGGAATTCTGGCCGTCAAGCGGATCATCTCGGAGAATGATCTTACCTCGTGGGATGGCTGGAGAGCAGCAGCCGCAACGGCGTGGTCGAACATCGTGCAATACGTCGCTCAGGCTTACCAGCGGATTAAATCCTACACGCTTGAAGCTTTCCCGTCCCTGACCGGAATTTGGAACGCGGTCGAAAGCGCCTTTTCATCAGCGTGGACGTACATCGTCTCGCAAAGCAAGGCGGGATTTCCTGATCTTGTCGCGCTATGGGGCCAACTTAGCGGCGCGGCATCGTTCGCGTGGGACGTTATCAAGACTGGCGCCGGGCTGGCATGGGCGGCAATGCAGGCGATCATGAAAGCAGCCGATGGGGCGGCGACCGTTATTAACGGCATGTTCGGAACCAATTTCACCGGCGCAACATTGTTGGCGACTTCGCTTGTTCTGTATTTTGCGAAATCGCTGGTTGAGATTCCAGGCTATCTTAAAAATGTAGCCGTTGCCGTTTCTCCCTTCGCGACGGCATTTGCCATGTTAACGGCAGCGGTCAGGGGCGCATACCTGGCGATTGATTTTATCCTCGGAAAAATCCAGCAACTTACGGACTGGCTGTCCGGCAAGCTGATCGACGGCCTGCATATGCTCGCGGGCGATGCGCTTTGGACTTCGATGAAAAACGCGGCGGCCGGCACGCTCAATTTCATTCAATCGGCTTTGGAGGCCATCCAAACTGCAGCGAAGGCCGCATGGAACGCGCTCAAAGGCGGAGGCGATTCCCCATCCGCGCCTCCGATAAAGAAGGACGAGGCGCCTGGCGCTAGCGACCCGTCCAGGAGCGGCATCGAGCGGTCATGGACGCCGGGCAAGTCCGCGCAGGGTACTAGCGGCGAATATGCGCCCCCCGCATCTACAGGCGGCGGCTCTCAAGGCGGATTAGGCGACATGCTCGCCAACGTCGGCCACTCGTTGTCCCTCGCCTTTGACGACGCTGTCATCGATGTCAAGAGGCTTGGCGCATCGCTTTCGGAAGCGGCCTCTAGTGCCGCTCACGCGGTCACAGGCGGGTTTGCCGCGCAGCCGTCCGCAATGGTCCCGGCGTTCTCTGGCGCCGCTAGTGGAGGCGCACGGCCCCATGCGGGCGAAGTCGCCTTCACGCTCAATATGGACGGGAACCGCGCCGAATTGTCCGGCCTCGAAAATGACGTTGACAAATTGAAGCGGTTCGCCGCCGACGTGCAGGCGTCAGGGACGCTCAAAAACAAACCGAGTTGGGATAAGTAAATGGCGCTCCCGGCTTCTGGAACCCTGCTCGTTTTGGCGAGCGGGTCAACCCCGCTTGTCACGCTCTACTCGTCGCGCGGGCTGACGCAGACGCTTGAACCGATTGGCGCGTCAAAGGAAGTTCGGCGCACGGTAAACGGCGGGCTGGTCGATTTGTCGCTCGCGCAGTTCCGCAAGTATAAATCCTCGATCAAATGCCGCGATCAGCATCCCCCGGCGCTTGACGGCATTCATGCCGGCCAGACCTTGACCGTTTCGTGCGTAACGGAATTGTCCTATCTGACCTCGGGCGGAACCCCAGCTCGAACTGTGGTTTCCGGCTCGTCCTATGTCGTTGGAAGCCATACCTTCTATCGCCCGCAAATGACGATGATGGTTGTTTCTCCCCCGACAGCATCAATCGACGAATACCCCGGCCAGACAAGCTGGT